GACCGCTAAGTTCCCATTGAGAATTAGTCTCGTGGTAAACAAAAGTTTTGTTTCCTAAAGTACCACGCTCAATCTCAATACCCGAAGTTACTGAGGTAATACCAGCACCAGTCTCACCACTGTTCAATACAATTACGTTATCCGTAATAGCAGTGTTAGTAGTTTCAATGCTCGTTAAAGACCCTTGTACCGTCAAGTCACCAGTAACAACTAAGTCGTCATCTACAGTAACTACACCAGTACTTGCATTTTGAGAAATGTTAGTATCAACAAACTGACCGTTTGTATCATCCCACATTACAATAGTATCATCAGTCAAAGACGAGGCACCCTTAACGGCAACTGCATCAGTACCAACACTAATACCAGTACCTGCTCCTACAGCAAGAGTTGAAGAACTACCTAAAGACGTCGCGCTACCACCGCCGGTAAGACCATTTCCTCCAACTACTTGGAAGGTAGAATTCGCAAGAGACGCGTTAGGAATAGAAGAAAGTGTTAAAGACGTTCCATCAATTGCAATACCCGTGGCGGTATCACAAGTAAGATACGCTGAAGTTTCTGCACTGACGTCGTAGAAGAAAATTGCATCTGCAGATTGACCTGTACGTGCTGCTAGATCCTCAAGACCTAAGTGGGAAAGTTCAATAACTGTATCACCACCACTACCGTTTGTTACAGCTATGGTGTTTAGCGTACCAGAAGAAATAGTTCTAATATCACCCGTTACGTCAATCCAGCTAGCACCGTCATAAACATACAGCTTCTTGTCGTTAGCCGTTGTGTTGAAATACACCTGCCCTTCCGCAGGAGTGCTGGGAGCAGTATTTGTTGGGTGTAACAGCGCATTCTGTAGCTGATTTTTCCCAAGATTAATGTTGCTTTTAAAATCTATAGCCATTTTTTATTAGTTTAAATAAGCTTTTCCAGATGTTGCGCCGTTAAAGCTAATTGTTAAATTATTTTCATCAGTGTATTGCACTTCTGCATATACTATGTTTTCTCCTGAATCTACGATAGTTACCGAGGGAAACTTTCCTAAATTATGCTCTACTTCCCATTGATTTGAGTTTTGCTCTTGTGCAAACGTAAACTTAGCATCTGCACCCGTCTCAATTACAGTACCTACATGTACAACCTTTACCGTTTCTTCGGTAAGTTGTACAGTGTTGTTAGTTTCTTGGATGCTAACCTTGTTAGCATCTTGCTTAGTTATTTTTACGTTATTCCTTGCCATTATTGCGTTACCTGTCTAGATATTTTTACACGCCCTTCCAAGATTCTTTCTACTGTACCATTGTCATATTCTACTTCTATATCGTATACGCCCTGCTTAATTCCCAAACTTTCCGTTTGTGTAGCAGTCATAGTAATAGTAAACTTACCTGTTTCATTAGACAAAGTTATACCAGTGCTAGGTGTACTCAAAGAAATAACCGCATCCGCTGCTGAATAATTATCTCTTATTTGCATACGCACTGTAGACCCTGCTAAATCAATCGCAGTATCTTCATTGTCCGTATACGTAATTGTACGGGTAAAGGTTGCCCCTTCCTCTATCTCAAAGTTGTATCGCCCTGCGCTCATACGTTTGAAAATATATTATGTCTAACACCTTTATCTTTTGTAACTAAGTATGCACACATGCCTCGTACAGACTTGTAACCTTTTAGGTGATGCCATCTATCAGTACCACTTAATGAAGGCATTTGATAGATCTTTGTTTTTTGCATCTCTACTACCTTTTCAAAGTGCAAGTGCCCTGTAAACCAAACCTTATTAGTATTAGGTCCGAACGTTAGTCCCGACTCATTTACCATAAGACCTGGCAACGCACTCATTTTTGGTCCGTCTCCGTGCGTAAAGCCCATTACAGTATCTCCATACTGTACGTACTGACGCAACTTTAAATTAGACGTTACTTCTACATCGTCAGCTTCTCTATAATATCCTTGTAGGAATAGCAATAAAGAGTTACTGAGCACTCTGTCGTGGTTACCTGCTGCCATAGGAACTTCTACGGGAGCAACCTGTCTCAACATGTCAATGAACTTAATCATCAGGTAGCTGCCTTCAAACATAATTTGAACGAGCGTACCGTCACAATCTTGCGGGGTTCCATTAGTAGTGGTTCCTCGGACTGTGTCAAAATGGAAGTAATCGCTGCCTACAGGCACAATAAACTTCTCTATAGGGTAATGATTAACCTCACTCAATAAATCCTCTGTATGTTCAAGTAAAAGCTTCTCAGCAATCTCTCTGTTGTATGTCTCTCCAACCTCTTTCTCCCATCCATACTTTCCATAGTGTAGATCAAAAGGTGAGATAACACATGCATACTCTCCGTCTTTCTGTGTTAGGTTAACTCCTGGTGCAGCTTTAAGAGCTTCGTGGTGTCTCTCAAAATAATCTGTAAAAGGATTAAGTACTCCTAGTTTTAGTTCACGCCATTTACGTGCATCTTTTTCTAAACTCTGAAGCTTTTGTTTTTCAAACTGCTGCTCTAGTGCAAACTTCTTGCCCTGAACAAGCTCCGTTAACAAATCTTCTTCGGTGCGTTCTACCAACTCTTCGTCAGTAAAAGGCTCGCTATCGTGAGTCCACGATAAGATGCGTCGTATTTTATCAAATAAAGAACGTGATAGCTTAAATGCTCTACATATCTGGTTAATAGAATTAGGGCTACCGTCCCAATTGCTATACCTTCTTTTTAACTCTCTTACTTTGTCTCCTGCAAATGACAGCGGTTTGTTGTAGCCAGGAATAAAAAAGATGTATAAATCTTTATCTGCCTGATACACATAACTTTTGTCGTATTCTAGATCTGCTGCTGTAGGCTGAGGTTTTTCTTTAATAGATTCTCCAGCTCTAAACTTGTCTATGTGTCTTCTTACTGTATTAAATGAGACGGCAATATCCGTCTCTTCTAAAATCTTACTCGCTAAACTTCTTACTGACGAATCTGGGTTCGCCGAACAATACTGCTGTATTACTGATTTTATGTCCATGCTTAGGTATTTTAACTACCCTAATATAAGAAAAATCAGTAACTATTTGGACGCCACCGAATTACGATCAACTTCCATGTCTTTGATTCTCCAATATTCTGCGCGCGCAATCATATACGCTAGTTTGTTCTCTACAGTACGAGTGCAAAGATCATAATTTAAACGTTTAGTCAGGTTCTTAGCAAGAACCATCCCTTCTTGTTCTACAGCAGCTTTTTCATCAGAGCTTAAAACAGAGCCGTTTAAATAATTTTTATAGTTGTATACCTTAGTAGCCATTAGCATCCACAGTCACAAGTACAGAAATCGTCTTCACACAAATGCTCAAGCGCAGTCAACTTTGCAGTCAAATCCGCCCAAGCAGCATATTTAAAATCTAATCGAGCACCTTCTTTTACAGCAATTAGCTTTTCAACTAATCGTTTAATCTCAGTACCGTTACAAGAATCGCAACATGTCTTGTACATGTAGCCATCAATTTTTGTATATAAACAGTCTTCAATCGTTGTAAACAACAAAAACTCTTTACTTAAAGAGTCGCTGCCCGCTGTATATGCAACTTGGTAACGTCCTGGAGGAAACTTGGTCCAAGGTAGAGTTGTAAGAGTGTCAGTCCCTTTTACAATAGAAACGTCTGATGAATCAGCAGCATTAAGCTCTGTAACAGTAACGTCTACTAAAGCGCCGGGATTGTCTACATCAAAGCCTGCAACTGTTACAAGATCACTAATTGTGATTACTACAGAATCCGGAGTCGTAATAGCCAAAGACGCCGTAGAGATTGAAGGATCAGGATACGGCGCAGTAAAGCGGATAGTTGTAGAAGGTACAATGTCAAATGTAAAAAATGCAGCCATGATTAGATTTTAAGTTAAGAATAAGGAGGGGCGTTACACCCCTCCTTTTATCTTAGAATGTCTTAGCCAATCCAAGTAGTCAACTCAGTAGCTAGTGGTGCAGTACCTCCGTTAGAGATAGCAGCATCAGAGCTGTCTACAGCAAAGATCAATTTGATCAATTCGCCTTTTTGAGCAGACATACCGTCTTTAGAACCAGCTTTAGCAACTGCTTCAACAACTACGATGTCGTAGTTAGTAGCAGCAACTACTGGGCTAGTAGGACGCTTAACTGGGAAACCTACGCGGTTAGTGATACCATCGTATCCAGCGTATTGGTCGTACAATGCAGTTACATCATCAGCTTCACCTGTAGAAGGCTCCATTGAAGTAGTGTAAGTAATAACACCACCTTCAGAACCCGCAATACGGAAAGAGCTGTTAATAGGAGCAGTAACTACTACTTGATCTGTGTTAGCTACAGATGCAGAGAAACCTGCAAATTCGCTACCAGACTTTGCAAACTCTGCAGTCATATCTGCAACGATTGCTGTTGCAGCAGCACCTGCAGAAGCTGCAGTAACCTCAAAGGTTTTCATAGGAAGGTTCATAGTACCCAGAGTAGTGTTGATTAACTTAACGTAAAAAACACTTCCAGATACAGCACCAAGGTCAATTTGAGATACTTGTGCAGTACCTGCGTCATAATCGTATGAAGTCACACGAACTACTTCTGCAGCGTCTAGATCAACAGAGCGCTTACCGTTAGCGATAAAGTTTACTTCTTTATCTCCAGCAGAAAGGCTTGCGTATCCTGCGTCTGCAGCACCAGCGATACCAACCTTTAGGTCAGCCGCGGCATTGATAACAAAAACTTGTGTTGCCATTTTAAAAGTTATTTATAAGAATTAGTAAAATCTAATTAGTCTGACTGCGATTCTTCGGCTGCATTAATTTGATAACGCGGAGATTCTATAACTTCTAAAATGTGCTTGACTGTCATATCCACTATTTCATGGTGGGTATGCTCTGCTAATTCGCAATCTTGATTCGAAGATAAGCTAATTTCTTCGGGCTTCCGAATGTAGTCGAGCTCTACACCTTTTAATATAAACTTTTTAGTCTGATAGATAGTAATTTCTTCAGAGTTTAAAGATGCTACAGGTGTAGTAGGCAATGACTTTGCAAACGGATTTCTAAGCATTTCATAAAGCTTGTCCTGCTCCACAACGCGTGCGGGCACCTTGTTTAAGACCGTACTATCGCAATGCGAGGGAGTCAGGCGAGCTCTAAGATTTATAAGATACAAATAATCGACTGGTAGATCATAGCGCTGATACTCTGCATTCGCATCGCCGGTATTAGTATCTATGAAGTCTATCTCTAAGATGACCCTTATATCATCGAGACGTTTTTGATTTAAAGAAAAGCCCAACCTTTTAGGGTCAGAAGTTCGAAAGACTCTGTCTTTAATAAAACGCTCTTGCATTTTGTTGAGAAAGAAATCAATCTCTTCTTGTAAAAAGGTGTCATAGACATAGGACCCCACTTTTTGGAGTCCCTGGTCTATGGCGTAGTGCATTTCTTGTACGGTCATTATTCAGCAAATTGTTGTACTCTAGCTTTGAGAGTTGTTAGTGTGGAACTATTTTTCTTGTCCTTCAAGAACAGTACTGCTTCCTCCATACTATCACCAAGTTTCTCATCACCTAACAACAACGAGTTGCCCACCTTACGCAGAACTTCTGCAGTAAGACACTCTTCAATGAATGCTTCAATCTCAAGAGTTTTACTAGTTGCAATGTTGTAGAAATTTAAGGGGTTTTCTTCTACCATTGTTTCTAGGAAAAGCTCTTTAGATTTTTGATCCATTTTAGAAGGGTTCTCTAAGTGAAGACGAACAACCATATCCATCTTTTTCTCGTTGTCTGTAAGCTTGATGAATTCTTTGTAAGCTTTCTTTCTGTACTCTAGCTCATTGTAATCTTCTTCTAGTTCTAGAGCTTCATCATAAATGTAATACTTATAGCTACGGTTAGCACTTAAATCTGATTCATCTGCAGCCACATGTGGGTGCTGACTAGCAAATTTGTACTTAACGTAATCCATCACGTTTAGAGGTTCACCACTCTCATCTGTACCAGCCTCAAGCTGAGTACCTTCGAGAGGCACCTCAATAGTCATATTCCGAAAATAACTCTTAACTTCTTTACCGAACGCGGGGTCCGTTGCATCCACACCTAATATGTATGGTAAAAACTTTTTTTGCTCTGGAAAGGTCAGACCTGAATAAATATCACCTGTCTTGGTGAAAACGCTACCAATGCGTCTTTTGCTTTCTGCATATACGTGATCAGGAAGGTTTGTAGTATTCTCTCTACGCTTAATTGTAATTATTCTAGATGCCATCTTCTATGGGGTTTTACTATATTAAAAATGGGATTTCGGGGGAGAGCCAAAGCATACTCCCCCTAAACCCCTAATTGTTATGATTTCACACATTCGAGGTGCAAACAGTTAGTCGCACGACGAATAGAGATACCAGATTCTTTCATGAAGTGTACAGATGCACCATCCACATCGTTAGCACGCAATGCGTTACCAGCGAATCCTGGAGGCACAGAAGCACCTGCTACAGCCCAACGTACAAGCTCACGTCCTTTACGTGTAACCATTGCAACGTTTTGCTCACCATCGTAAGAGCTCATATCCAAGAAGATCATACGGTAAGACTCAAGAGGCAAACCAGTTACTGGGTGCTTGTCAGCGTTCAATGCACGAGCTCCGTGGTCGAACAATGGCAAGTGACGTACAGTAATAGTGTGACCATCAATGTGCTTGTAGCTAGTGAAGAATCCACCCAACTGCAAGTTAGCACCAGAACCGCTAATGAAGCTAGCAGGATCAGTGTTCTTGATGTAAGATCCGCTAGAGATCTCATCTTTCATAGCCTTATCAAACTCTTCTAGACCACCCAAACCTGTGAACAATACAATGTTCATTTGCTGAGCATCAGAAGCACCGTACAAAGCATCACGAACAACGTTCTTCAACTTAGTAGCAGTCAAGTCAGAGTAAGTATCCACGTTAGGAATCTGCTCGATTACACCAGAACCTAGAGGAATTGGCTTACCGTTGTCATCTTTCAAGTGGATCAAACCATCAGAATCTCGGTTGTACTTAGAGTACCATAGAGAGTATTCAGTCTCTTCTTTCCAGCGTAGCATGTGCTGGTACTCTTCGAAATCGTACCACAATTTAGTAGTGCGACCACCTACGTTCAACTCAACGTTGACAACGCGGTCAGGCATGTTACCTTCGTAGCGGTAAGACTTACGAATCAAAGAGATCTGGTTACGCATTTTAGATGGTGCAACCCAGTTGCTCTCGTTACCACGAGATCCTGAGAATGCAGTTGGGGCAAACAATTGAACCCACTGCTTACCTGCAACATCACCAGAAGCTACAGACTCTGAGCTATCAGATGTTACCAATTGCAAAGTGTACTGCCATCCGCTTTGTACTTCAACAGGATCTTCCATTACACGAGCTTGGATACCCGCTGGATTTTCAATGATGTACTGCTTAACGAACCAACGCTCCGCAAAAGTTACTTTAAAACGAGAGTGAGAAACACCAGTACCTGCATCTAGAGATACTGCCATAACGCTCTTGTTCAAACGACCCATTACTGGGTAATCGTACTCAATGTCGTTAATGTACTTGACATTGTTCATACCCTCAGTCAAGAAAGAGAGAGGGAAACGCTTGTCTTCACGACCTGCCAAGTGAGTCAGGACTGGAGACAACTTATCAGGCTCAGTCAACAAAGCATTTGCCAACGAGTTCTCGTCGGTCATGCCTTCAGCGTTGAAGGTATCCTGATACAGACGTAATTTTTTCAAATTATCAGCTGCCATGATTTAGAAATATTAAAAATTAAAGTTATTAAAGCAAATCTTTTAAATCCGGTAGTTTTTGTGCTTTAGTATAACCCGGCTTGCTGCTCTTCATTCGACTTGTACTGCTAGTTCCTTTAGATAATTTACTACGCAAGGAACGTGCCTTCTGTGTTGTATTTGTATTGGCTACTAACTTTGATAAGTCAAAGCCTTTATAAACTATGTATTCAAGTGCAAGAAGTGTTTCTTGGTCTAACTTAGATCTGTCTATTGCTCTCTGTGAATTGCCTTGGCGATCAACAGGTGTAGACATCCAGTTAAAGAAACGCTTTTTGTCACGCTCTGGTACTGTAAGTCCTTTTAGACTTCCTCCTTGAACAAGATCATTGATCTCTGTCCACATTCTTTCGTTTTCTTGTGCTTGCTGCTGTGCTTGTGCTTGCTGTCTCTCAATAAGAGTTTTCTTTTCTTTGGCTTGCTTGTCTTGTAAACGTACCAATGCTTTTTTAGCATGACGCTCCAAGATGCCCGCATCTTCGTAATCTTCTAGAGTTTCTTTAATCTCTGTTTGATCAAAACCCTGTGACTCTAAGAATGCACCAACTATTTGTTTCTGTGTTACTAGATCTCCTTCTGTTACTTCCATTGCGCTAAAATCACGCTCAGGAGTAGCAGCTTGGAAATACTTGCGAGGATCTCCACCGTTAGCTCTGTAGTTTAGATACTCTTGAACATCTGGGAATGCACTAAACACATTCTGCATTTGTTCTTGTGCCATCTTCTCTGCAGTAGCTTTAGTAAATTCTGTAAGACCTTCAATGCTTTCGTCAAACTCTTGGTCTAACTCGTAACCGAGTTTAGCTTGGAGTTCGCTAATAATAGACTCTTCTTCTTCTGGTTGTTCTGCTGCTTCATCAGAGCTTTTAGGCTCATCAACAATTTCATTGTCTTCTTCTTCCGCTTGCGTTTCTTCTGCTTGCGGCTCATCAACAGACTCATCATCTTGTTGAGGTTCATCTTGTGGTTGCTCGTCTACTGCTTCAGAAGACTCTTCCACTACAGGTTCAGGAGTAGCTCCACTATCGTTAAAGATATCGCTAACACTGACCTTGCTTAAATCTAACTTATCTGCGCTCATTGCTGTAAAATTAAAGAATTATAAGGGGTTAATACTGTATTCAAAAAAGCCTTTTAATATAAACTTTTTATATGTTTTACTGTTTTTGTCGTGCCTTTTTCTCCTCAATATCGAGCTTTCTGTTTTGAATGCGCTCGTTTGATTCGATGCGTTGGCGTTCCATTTCAACACGCTGAACATCCATATAATCTGGTATACCGTTGTTATTAGCATCCTGATCTTGTTGACGTCCTGCAATTTTCATCGCCTCTACGTCTAGTTTGTTTTGACGGTCGGCTTGATTTTCTCCTGCTTCGAACTCTCTTGCTTCTGCTTGAGCTTGCATTTGCATTTGCTGCAATTGCATTTGCTGTTCTTGTTGAACTTGTTGTTGTTGAGCTTCAAGCTGTTGCTTTTTAGTTTCGACTTCTTTAACAAGTCGTTTAATATTAGAGAAGTTGTCGGTATCCAAGATCTCAGCAATAGTACTAGGCTCAGATCCGTTTTGTGCAAAGGATAGTGCAAGAGATTTAAATGTTTGTAGTTTAGTATTTTCCTTGCTAGAGTTCTTAGCAAACACAGCGTACTCTGACTCTGCAAACTCTTGACCATCAATATCTAGTAGCTCATTACGATAGTCTGAAGTAATGTATGCAGTCTTTTTACCACCACGCCAAGCATGCTTAGAGCAATCTAAAAGACCTTGCATTTCTTTTTCTTCGTACTTCTCAAACTTGCGGAACAACTCTTCAGTCATTACAGACGACTGGAATACAGCACGTTCTGTAGCGCCTGAGCCGTCCGATGCCATTACCTGTCCTTTACGCTGACGAGTAATACCTACTAAGTCTTCCCATTCCTGTTTAATAGCTTGTAAAAGTTGGAACTGCGCATTGATATATTGAGAAAGAGACATATCAAGAACTTGATACTGGTTAAAAGTAACACGCTCTTGGTTCTTACCTTCTGCTGTAGAATCAATAAATGCAAAACCCATTGCATCTGCATAGTACATAAACTTCTCTTCATCCCAGCCATGACGCTTAGGAATAGTGTTCATCTCTATAAGCGCAATTTTGTCTTTATTTTTCGCCATGGTAAGCTCCATACGATAATGAAACACGTTATAAAGAATCTGATAAGGAAGCCCCATAGATACAATAGAAACATTATCCGCATGACGGTTAGAATAGTGGCGACCATTATAAGGAAGTTTACATAAGCTGAGGTTAGTCATAGAAGGACGCTGTACCTCAAACGGTTGAATATTAACAAAGATGCTGCTGTCGATGCGATAGCCTTCCCATACTTCATTAACCCAGAACCACTGGCATTTTTCTCCAGCTTCTTTATCGGGTTTGTATGTTTCGTCTACTTCCATCTCTTGCAAGAACCCAAACTCATCTGTGTATGTAAGAATACCTACCTTACGGAATGACTTCCAGGTAACGTGCATTACCTCTACATAGCGATCAGTATCATCTTGCTCGTGTGTAGGGTTAAGAGCTGCGCCTAAATAACCAGAACCCTCTCTACGGGCGCTTGGTCTTTCAAGGTCATCTATTTGCTGAGGTGTTAACACATCATAAAACGCATCTACCACAGCATTAGTAGTCATAATCTTACGACGCACTACCCAATCACCATCTTCAATGAACTCAGTGTCAGGAGATTTTTGGTAATCAATATCTAAAGGGGATACAATCTCAAACTCTACGTCATCCATACAAGTACCCTTGTACGAATATACATGACCTGTAATCAGCCAATCAAAGAAAGCTTTTTGAAACTTATCTTCTAGATCTAAATAATCACGCAAATAATCCAATGACTGCTGACCTACAATAGCACGTGCGTCTTTGTAGTTTACCTGCATAAATTGTTCTACTTCAGCAGGAGTAGGTACTTCTTTAGACTCTACACCAGTGTCTACTCCTTGAGCGTTAAGCTCATTGATAAACATTTGCTGTAAAGTTTTAAGTACTTCTTGTTGGATTTGATCTGCCTTACGTGCGTGAAGATCTGCATTACGTACAACAACTTGGTAGCTGTTGGGACGTTTAGCTTTTTCGCCTAATAGTAGATCTACTACAGGCTTGATAATGTTATAGTTACGAAGCTTAGCAGGGAAGTTTCTTTTCTTCCACTTTTCAGAGTTATACGGGTTAGTAACATAATTGTACTTGCCCTCGTCTAACTCACCGTTGTATATTTCATACAAATCTACCAGACCTGCTTTGTCTGTGGATGAAAACGAAGACTCCGCAATGTAAGCTTGTACACACTTCTCCCCCCATTCCTGGTTCTTCTTGGAAGATGGTAGTTTTTGTTTCGGAATTAACGGCATCAAATTAAGGTTTACGTAAACAATTCACGATTAAAAAATGAGTCATTGCTGGTATAGCTTCGCTCCTCCGCTTGTTCAACTGTTCGGTTAAATAGCGCAATGAGATGAAACATACCAACAAGCAGTGCTGAAACCCTATCGAAGTTGCCTCTCCGATTATACTTAATAAGCTCGTCTAGTAATGCTAAGTCGTAAATATAATGCAAATTTAACTTTTTTTCACCAGACTCTGAAACCCCACGCGGAGTTCTAAGCCAATCTCGTAAGTATATCTCTGCCTGACCCTTACGTTCTTTAGATCCCATAGAGGTTCCATACGTACGTCCAAGCTTACGAATACTGACATTGTCGCTCTTACTAAATATTTCTGCTTCGGGCAACAGCCACTTTAAATTTCTTGTTCTTTTTGCGTAAGGTACTACCTCACCACGATCGTTCTCAAACCCAATACGTGCATTAAAGTATTCTGCAAGTAGGAATAAGTTATGGTTAAACTCATCTTGTGTCTGAGGTCTACCTACATAACTAGCTACGATCATGTCGTCAGGCTTAGATATAGGATTGACACGTTTAATTACATAGGCAGCCCCTAGCGATTTACCACTACCACCGTCTTGTGCATAGGGGTCATGCACTATAATGTACATGTTATCAGGGATTTGACCTGACTCGTCTGTATAAGGAGTCTGGTACATAACTATACATCCCTCCACATTAGACCCTTTGTCGTGTGGAAACTTTAATACGGGTATAGCATTTTCGTTAGGTTTAAATTTTACACCGTTTTGGGATTGCACCAAATACCCGTTTACCCCAATATTTTTAAAAACGCCAGTACGCATAATATTGTTGCGATGCTCAACAAGAGAAGCTGTAGGAAATACATTACCGCTCTTCTGTAGAAAGGCTTCTTTAGGATTAAAAGGATATTCAGTGACATGCTTATCAATAACACCAGCATCTTTCGAGGTTCTTTTAATGTTCTCACGTTTAGCTTCTTCTGCAAGTCGGGCATCTGCAACAAGGGAGTTACCCTGATTGTCCATATATCCGACTTTATTCTTGTAATCAGGAAAGAAGAATCCGCACGAAGTCCCTTCGGCTCCTTCATCCCAGATGTTGTCAAAGGCATAAAGATTGTATGTATCCGGATTATAGAACATACTCTCAAAGTCAATTGTTCCACCTTCCATATCACCACCCGTACCAAACAGAATCATTTGTCCCGTCGTAATACCACCATCTTCTACCGTAGGCTTAGTTGCCATAAACGAATCTTTGAGGTTGTCAAAGGCTCCACACTCTTCAAATATTACAAGAGTCGCATCCTTACCCCTTGCGGCATCCGGATTATCCTTAAAGGTTATCGCCTCTACCTCAGACTTGTAACCACGCTCTACAGGTTGTCCGTTGATATACTCATAAAAACTGGCACGTTTATGATTCTGTTTATCTACAGCCTGACGACGCTTTGACCATGCAGTATTCTCGTTTAAGAAGTTCATGTGGTCTACCGTCATAGTCATAATACCTTTAGGATACAGGTATTTTTTGTCATGAGCACACAGTAGCGTGTAACTATTCTTGATTGTGTTGTACGTATTAGCAGCAATAGCAGAGTTCTTGTAGGAGAATCCTTTACGACGGGCTTTACCTACAATAACATGCTTACCTTCCTCACGTGCTTTTTGCAATGCCGTAAAAAATTCCCAATCACCGTCCCAGAAGTCTGGAAAGCTTACAATCTTTGTAGCGTTCTTGGTAACTTTTTCGTTACCAACTCTTGTAAGCTTGATCTGACAGAAGTTTAAATAAAAATAGTGGTGTCCTGTAATATGCATACCGCCTACACTGTAGCCCTCACGACATCTACGCAGTTGCTCCTGCCAATATTCGTAGTATGCTACAGATCCTGGTGTATCTGCACAGTAATACCCGTGTTTCAGGTAGTGTAACGCCTCTCTTCTAAACTCTTCTGTGTTTGTAAACATATTACCACTTGCCAAGCGGACACTCAGAATCCATAGATACAGCCTTAGCTGTAAGTATACACCCACATCCGTTTGTTTGTCTTCCAGTTTCTACATGATTCCCAGACTTTCTAGGATCACATCTATTCTCTGTACGAACTGGACATCCATTACAAATGCCCAGCCTACTATTTGCCTCTTCTCGAATAGCAGGAGGGAGTCCGATAAGTTTATCGTACGCCAATTTTGCCCACCCTTCTATAATTTGTTTAATCTGTTTCATTAGTCCTCAAACATACCTTTAGTTCCACCACCTTTTATACGAGCATCGTTAGATTGCTCTTTCTTAACCTTATCTTCTAGATCAGATATTGTGTCTATAGCTTTTGGCAGTTTCTCACTCAGCTCTATAAGCTGTGTCACACTCTTTACAACGCTGCCGATGTCCACGGAATCCTCCGCCTCATCATCCATGGCATCAGCGAGCGTCTCATCAATGCGCATTCGTAGTGCATCAATAACCTTCGCAGAGGACAACAGCCCTTCACGAATAGCAATCAGTGATTTAATAGTAGGAGTATCTAAAAATGAGACGTATTTAGCAATGGCTTGCTTCATCTCGCTGTCTTCCATCCAGCCAGGCTCTAGATCTAAGTCTTTGCGGACTCTAGTGCGGCGCTCGGCTTCTGGATATATAAAGTAAGGGCTTTTATAATCGTAGACAAAGTAGATATACGCCAGCTCTTTAAAGGCTGCGCGTTTTTTTCTGTCGCGATCTCTAGTGATGATGCGTTTAAACTGTGGAATGGTCTTTAACTCAGGGTCAATTATCACCTGAAAGTTTTCTTCTCTGAATAATCGCATTCTTATTGTTTAACATTTTTACTCTTCC